AGCCGGAGGGGTAAATGTTACATCGGGGACTTCTACGCTTACACGCTTCATGAACATCCCGATCTTTTCACCTTCATCTTCCCCAAACTTTATGAACAGTTCAACTTCATTTCCATCGTAACCATCCTTGAAGTACACAAAGTCATCCTCACGGAAATACAGATCCAGGGTAGACGTGATCTCCCTCGGTTGTTCCATGTAATCTTCCGGGAATTCCGTGCCAACCTCATCCGTTATATACTGCTTCGGAACGGAAATGCTCAGATCCGTATTCTTAATTGAAGCATCAACACCATCAATTTCAAGATCTGTATAACGAGCTTCCACAGCCGCACCAACCACTGTGGCATCAGGCAAATACCCTCTAACCACATCAGCCGTACCCCAGGTAGCCGTGCTGACAGGATCAAAAACAATCCTATTGGTTGTGGCGTTACTGGCTGTAACCTTAAATCCAGTTCCCCCATTTGAGTCCTCTGGCCAAACCCCATCTTCTTTGTATATGAAAGAATCAATGGTAAACGCCCTTGCATCTGTAACAGTACACCCAGTTGCACCAACACCATCTACATGTGTTCCAGTAGTCACCGTAGTGTATCCGGCCCAGACCATTTCCATTCCCTGGCCAGTGACATTCAACATCACTGCACCTTCATTGGTCACACCCACAGACATTTGATTAACCGTGGCACCAATCAAGCCCTGTACAAAGTGATCAGTCTCAACCCAGAGTGTCATTGAAGGGCTGGTGGTTTCCTGTTTGTAAAAGATAGACTGTATGGTCGCAGGTGAACCACCAGGAGCAGGACCACACGTATGGGTTTTCTCAGTTGTACCTCTATAGCCTGTTCCCGTGGCGTTACCGGAAGAATTAACAAAAAAGAATGTCCCCATTGTGGCGGAATACGTAATGAAACTATGGTAAAACAACTCTTCACCACTAAGTTTAATAACGCCCTTTTGTGGCGGGGTCCCAACCAACGTCCTAAAAGTACAATAAGTTGCTCCAATATCAAAAGACCCTATAGAACAACTCCACACTTCCCTACCACCTTGCAAACTCTGCCAGATCGCATCACCTTGAGGGGTGCCAAACGTCGCATTTACATCTGTCCTCATATACATTGGAAGAGTAAAATCTCCAGGGGGACGAGCATTCTGGAACCTGTCCAGAATATCAAGTGTATCCTGTTTCTCTTCTGAATCCACAAAATCGGGAGACTGGTTTATTACCGCATCTCCAGCCGGACGAATAAAATCCGCCGCAGCGGGAAACTCAACCGCCCCTTCCGTGCTTTCCAAAACCGCGAAAACTCTTTGTTTCCTACTTATACCTATAGCCATTGTAATAACCTCCTAGCTAAAGCTGTTAATCACCTAACCATGCATGAAACGGTACGGACATCATTACATGGTAATAACCACTATCGTCAAGCCCGATTTCTCTCGTATTTGGATCTGAAAACATCACACCATCCATATTACGCCTTCTAAACAAACCCTCCAGCGTTGTTGCGTAGTCCAACCCAGTTTTGTTACCTGTGTCCGCTGGAGTCATTACGGATATCATTAAAACGCCTGTGCGTAACCCCAGACCATCCTCACCCTTTTCACCTTCATAGCTACCCCCCATTAAAATAACGGGGCGTATCCACTTATTTCCACTGGGCTTAAATGACCTGTTTGGGAATACAATCTCCGTGGTGGTCCAACTCGTGTTAATGTGGGCCATCACAGTTGCTCTTATTTCTTCTGGAGTAGGCATTATTTTGATTCCTTAATTGCTTTTTCCATTTCTTGATTCATCTCCGCTAGTGCTAAATGATACACACCTTGCGGGGCTTGTCCGCTCCAACCATTTTCAATTCTTTCCGCATAAGGTTGGTTGTTATACAGCCAAATTGTCCCATCTCCAACTTTCCACTTCCATTGGGCGGACACAGCCGCTGTGAGGGGTGGATCTGGGCCTGGATTAATATTCTCCATTCCCTGTGGTTCTTCATTCACAACACCATGGCTTGCTCTATACGCCCCTGACTTAACTGGGGAACGTTTAACAATATTACTGAAAACACCCAGGACACCTCTGCGTACAATAGTTGAAAATTCACCGTCAATCTCTGCGGCCATCTTCTCAAGATTTCGCGCAAATTGTTTGGCGTTCTGGCCAGCTTTTTCAATGTTACTCTTTGCCATCTTTCTTTCTCACTGGATTCATATTACCTCCAGCATCTTTAACTTTCGCAAGCTCTTCCTTCAAAGCTTTGTTTTCCGCTCGCAGAATCTCACATTCCCTCTTGATAATTTCCAATGCCTTTACTGCGCTTCTTGCTCTTGCCATTTTAATACCTCCAATTATAAGTTAAAAAATTAATCAGTAAGATCATCTCTTCTAGTTGCATGAAGTTTATAAAAAAGAACAGTCCCAGCCGGGGCAACTGCCTTAACCCTCACCACGGACCAATCTACCGTACCCTCCGTTATCTTAATGTTTTGTTCATCATTCAAAGCCGGGAGACTGGAATTTACGGAAATCATAAACTCTACATCGCCGACCTGAATCAAATTCTTACTCTTTTCTTGCCCTAAGAAACCGGACGTAATTTCTTTATCAGTGTATGAACGCTTTATACCATAAACAGTATAGGTTTCTTCAGCCACTGTGGAGAATGTATCTGCTGCCGCTACGTAGTCGCTATTCCCCGAAACTGTTATCCCCAGTTCCATACCCACCTTCCCTAACTTGGTGGCAACTTTGGATTGTGTTTTTGCATAATCCATTTCTACGTCCTCACAACATCCGCAGATGAACTTGATTTAACCAACCCCTTTAGATACTCATCAATAATCGTAAACTGCGTTGTAACAGGGCTCCTGTGTTCAAAATATTCTGTCTCAATAACGTCAATTTTTTCCCTCTTGACGAGATCATCCCTGCTCACATTTGGTTGAAGGATTTCTGGCTCATACATCTCCTCGTAAGAAGCTCTCAGTAAAGCGTTAGTCAATTCTGTGGGGATCTCATCACTCTCAACCGCGTAACCGTCCTTGTCCTCAACCCCATCTCTGGGCCATATTAGAGGATTAGCTCTGTCTGTCTTTACGCCCTTAAAATTGCGGCTGTCTATATAAGACATTGCTCTCAATATAGCGGCTTCCTTGTTCTCTTCATCTTGATCACCAACTTCTGTATCATCGGGCATATACAAAAGTCTCTCCAAACAGTACGCTTCTAACTCTGCAACTGTTATATAGGAGTCTGCTCCTGTAATTACCGTTCCATCTTCTATTGTCAATGCCATCTCAACCTCCTATTTACATTACCCACACATACGGAAAATAAAACGGATAGACAGCATGTGTTGTCTTCATCGTTAGTAAAAAACGCAATGTAGCTCTAGTTCCTTTCCTGTCTGTTGCTGGCATCTGCAACCTCATACGCACTCCAGGCGTTCCAGTATCATTAATTGTGGAAGGGGTTGCTGCCCCTATTTCAATGATGGAATCAAATGTGGTCATGCTTGCCAAAGTGTATAAAGGTTTCACCTTACCTTCATAAGCGTACACCGCTACAGTTGCTATTGTAGCTCCATAAGGAAGTACCCCATCATTTGAAGTAGCCGAACTGCATGTAGGGAAGTTAAATAAATAAGGTCCCCACAAATCTGTATCATCCCGTATTTCAATTCTTGCTGCATCAAAATCTTGAATTGCCATTGTTATGCCTCCTAACCTTTAACAGCCGTGAAAGAAAAAATCTTGTCTATTGCATCAAAAGCTCTCAAAAAATATACATCAGTCGTAAATCCAGGCCAGTAGTTCTCATCCCAATATCCATCAGACCAATATGTAGTCGGCCAGTATCCCGCCATTAAAAGCGACATTACGTTGCATCCCTTGTACCGATATTAGTTCTGTTCCCATTTGCATCCACAGTTACCACCACTCTATCTTTAGTGTCCGCTATGTCTCGGAAAGTTATAGTAGTGGTTCCGCCTCCACTGGACTCCCCAGAAAGAGTAGACAGGATAAGTTTGAACGCGCCTGCGAGAGATATTGCAGTCCCATCATTGTCCACCTCTACTCCTGTTATATCAGCAACAGCGATGTTATTGAGGTTCCCGATATCTGTGATAATTGAGTCAACCAACGTATCAAGCCTTCCTGTATTTTCCCAGTCCCCTTGAAGTTCATTGGTATCGGCTACGATAAGAACTGTTTCAGCTTTGACAGCAGCAATACCGGCAGTGTGGTCTGCGGTCTGCACTACTCCCAAGTCTGCCACAATAGTATAATCCGCAGCCACAATTGACCTTGCATTAAATTCAGCTACAGTTGGAATATCCTTAATAAGCGTATCCAGGTCCGTTTGATCACTAGAACCCATGATGTAGTTAGTCGGCAGTTTTACTGCCGTAAAATCACCTGACTGGTCATTGGTCCCAAATTTATAACGATCACTGTCCGACATTGTTCCGTCATCAGAATCCAAGCGGATTGCATAATCCTTTGTTTCGTCATATGTTGTCCAACTGTAATAATATAGACCGTTCCCTATTTCAGTCATGGTCTGGGTTACAGGGTTCACGGATACGGTCCCATCCATTTCCCATGCTCCAACAATGGGAGTCAATCCGGTTTTCGGTGCTCCTTCATCTGTGAAAGATCCTATGATATTTATTGTACTCATTTATACCTCATCAACAAATCCCGTTGCATTGATTGGTTCCCAATCTATATGCCATGAGTTTATCATTAGCTGACATTGCATCTAACCCTGCTTCAAGAGTCAGGCGGGCATCGTCAGGACGTTTGCCGCTGTTGGAGTTATTCCCTGCTTTGGTAACATACCAGAGGTTGCCGGTGAACTTCTCTATGTAATTAGTTCTGTCAATGATTGTCATTCTACCACCATCCCTCTGTTTCTTGAGCGTGAATATCTACATTTTCACCATCTAACAGCACTATAAAATTTGCACCAAATATTTTATTTGTACCATCTGCTTCGTCAAAAGCCTTCACAGTCAAATCATTCCCACTTGAACCCGTGTTTATTATTTTATAATGCGTTCCATCATCTAATATTGGAAGATGCACTATGCTATCTCCACCATCTGTGTTATAAAATATAATTTCTTGAGTCACTAGGATATCGTAGGGAGAATTACCGACTGCAAGTCTGATTGAATTACAAACCCTACCCAAACCACCATTCCAATCTGTTTCAAATGCATTTCCTGCGATTACACCTTTTGTAATACCCCCAACTTGAAAGAAGATTTTTTTAGCAAAACCACAATGAAAATATGTATCATCACTACCACCAAAAAGTAAATCACCAGCATAATTTATTAAAGTCAACAATGATGTTGCACCAGTAAAAACTAATTGCCCATCTGATGCACCACTACCAAGATATATTGTTTTATCATCAGGCACTTTCATGCTACTTGAAAAATCAAACCTATTTGCACCCTCATCAAACGTAATAACACCATCATTGTCATCACCATCAAAGGTCAGAGTGTAATCAACATCGGCTGCACCTGTTCCGATGATGACATTGCCTGGGAATATGGTGGGATCAAGTAATGCGAATCCCGCCGGGTTTGTCAGGTCTATGTTCATTTTCCAATTTCACCTTTTTAAAACTGATAGTCCAAAAAATTACAGGTTACTATTATTGCTCGCCGTGAAAGAAAAATCCATATTGTTTCCAGTAAAAGAAAAATCTCTGTCTATTGAATCAAAAACTTCCAGAAAATAGTCATCTATTCCAAGCGAAGGTGTAGAGCTCGGAGTAGAACTCGGGGTTGCCGAAGGCGTACTAGACGGAGTAGAACTTATAGATGGAGTAGAACTCGGAGTTAAACTCGGTGTTGAGCTCGGAGTAGAACTTATAGATGGAGTAGAACTCGGAGTTAAACTAGGGGTACTGGATGGTGTGAACTTATAGATGGAGTAGAACTCGGAGTTAAACTAGGGGTACTGGATGGTGTTGAACTTATAGATGGAGTAGAACTCGGAGTTAAACTAGGGGTACTGGATGGTGTTGAACTTATAGATGGAGTAGAACTCGGAGTTAAACTCGGTGTACTAGACGGAGTAGAGCTTGGAGTCGGTGTTGTTGATGGTGTTAAACTCGGTGTACTAGACGGAGTAGAGCTTGGAGTCGGTGTTGTTGAAGGTGTAGCGCTCGGAGTGGAACTTGGAGTAGAACTCGGCGTCGGTGTGGAACTTGGAGTAGAACTTATAGACGGTGTAGACGATGGGGTTGAACTCGGTGTATGAGAAGCTCCACTACTCGGTGTAGAACTAGGTGTAGAACTAGGTGTAGGTGTTGTTGATGGTGTAGAACTCGGAGTTAAACTCGGTGTTGAACTCGGAGTAGAACTTATAGATGGTGTAGAACTTGGAGTTAAACTAGGTGTAGCGCTCGGAGTGGAACTTGGAGTAGAACTCGGAGTCGGAGTTGTTGATGGAGTAGAACTTATAGATGGTGTAGAACTCGGAGTTAAACTCGGTGTTGAACTCGGAGTAGAACTTATAGATGGTGTAGAACTCGGAGTTAAACTCGGTGTTGAACTCGGAGTAGAACTTATAGATGGAGTAGAACTCGGAGTTAAACTCGGTGTTGAGCTCGGAGTAGAACTTATAGATGGAGTACTAGATGGTGTAGAACTTGGAGTCGGGGTAGCGGATGGAGTAGACGATGGTGTTGAACTTATAGATGGTGTACTGCTCGGAGTATGAGATGGATACACCATTGATGGAGTAGAACTCGGAGTAGAACTTGGAGTTGGAGTTGTTGACGGTGTTAAACTCGGAGTGGATGACGGTGTAGAACTCGGAGTCGGAGTTGTTGATGGTGTATCAGACGGTGTTGAACTTATAGATGGAGTAGAACTCGGTGTTAAACTCGGAGTATTAGACGGTGTTGAACTTATAGATGGAGTAGATGATGGTGTTAAACTCGGAGTGGAACTCGGAGTAGAACTCGGAGTCGGTGTAGCTGATGGTGTAGAGCTTATAGATGGCGTTGAACTCGGACTGGATAACCACTCCGCATCCGCGCCATCCACAAATTCTGTATCAAGAACATCTAACCACTCTGTATCTCTAGGCATCTTCGCTCACTTAGTTATTTATTAGTTAAACCTGTTGCCCCACTACCTTCTAATTCCACCTGACATCGATTTGC